CAAGATACCGGAATCGCAAACCCTTTGGTTTCGCCTTACCAACAATTAGTTTGGTGGGTTTATGACACGACGGATTATCAAGCATCGCCATTCGTTACCATTAGAGTTACAGGCCCACAGGACACGGTATGGCAGCTAGAAAGATCCTGCAGTCCATAAAGTAGCTATTATGTATAACACGTAATTAATAATATAAGTAATAACAATTAAATCAAATAAAATGTCAAAAAAGTTAACACAAGAAGAATTAAAAGAATTGCAAGAAGCCGTAAACGGTATGAATAATCTGCAGCTACAGATAGGTGGATTAGAAGCTCAGAAGCACGAGCTTTTGCATTCTATGGAAACAGCAAAATCAACTTTAGCTGAAGTACAAAAAAAATTAGAGGATATTTACGGGCAAGTATCAGTAGATATCTCAACCGGAGATATAAAAGAAGATGAGTCTAGTACGGAAGATTAGCATTGGAAGAGACTATAAAAATGATGCCATGCACTACGCTGTTGGACAGGAAGTGTATGGTGGTCATACTATAGCTAATATAATAGAAGAAGAAAATAAGTATTCTATATATATAAAAAAAGGAGATGAGTTATTGCCTTGGAAAGATTTTAATAAAAACATGGCAATTGCAGTTGAATATGATTTGCAATATTAATGAAAGCTTTATTTGACTTTATTATAGAGCCCGTGGGGGATAGGTATAATAATAAAAAATCAATAGAAGATTCAGAGCTTATTTTAAATACAGAATTACATAATCACAATTATTCGAATAGAGTAGCTAAGGTTATAGCAGTTCCTTCAGAAATAGAAACTGAGATTGAAGTAGGTGACGAAATAATAGTACACCATAATGTTTTTAGACGTTTTAAAGACATTAGGGGTCAGGAGAAAAATAGCAAGTCATATTATAAAGATAATATTTATTTTGCAAGTGAGGATCAAGTGTATGCTTACAGAAGATGTTGCGGATGGATGGCTTGTAAAGGTTTTAATTTTGTAAAGCCTATAAAAGAAAATAAAATGTTTTCAACTAATTTTGAAAAAGAAGGAGTTGGCGTTTTGTATGCGAAAGATCCAGACTTACACACGGTGGAAGATGGAGACTTAATTGGCTTTAAGCCTGGGGCAGAATACGAATTTGTTATTAATTCACAAAGAGTATATCGGGTACCCACCAATTCAATTACAATTAAATATGAATATCAAGGAAACGAAGAGGAATATAATCCAAGCTGGACACAAAGCAGTTGAGGAATTAATAAAGGTAGCAGGCGAAAAGATCGTTGACTCAGGAGATGATATATCAGCTGACAGACTTAAAAATGCTGCTGCTACAAAAAAGCTAGCAATATTTGATGCTTTTGAGATATTAAATAGAATAAAGGAAGAGGAGGACTTGTTGAATAATAAACCTAAAGAAGAAGTTGAGAAAAAAGCTTTCAAAGGGTTTGCAGAAAAAAGATCTAAATAATGTACGAGCAGTCATTATATAGCGTAGTTACGCCAATAAGATCAAATACTATAGCAAGACTTAATAAGGCTAAAAAGTGGAAATATGGTTATAACAAAGAACACGACGTTGTTGTTATAAGCAAGACAGGACAGATTGGCGAAATATACAATATACAAAATCTTAAAATAGCCCTTCCAAAACAACCTAGTACAATAAATAAATCCGCTAATAAATGGAAAGCAGAGGAATATCCTAAAGAGCTAAAGTCAATATCGAGTGTGTTTGACTGGCGGGATTACCCAGAGAATTTTCAAAACAAGTGGGAACCCTATATAGATGAACAATTTAAACGCAGAGAAGAAGGCCATTGGTTCAATAATAAAGGCGTGGCTACTTACATTACTGGCACTCACTTTATGTACTTGCAGTTCAGCAAGATTGACATTGGGAAGCCAGACTTTAGGGAAGCAAACAGACTATTCTTTATATTCTGGGAGGCTTGCAAAGCAGATTCACGTTGTTACGGAATGTGCTATCTTAAAAACCGGCGATCTGGATTCTCTTTTATGTCATCAGCAGAAACCGTTAACCTTGCAACAATATCATCTGATGCAAGATTTGGCATATTGTCAAAATCAGGTTCTGATGCTAAAAAAATGTTCACAGATAAAGTCGTTCCAATATCCGTTAACTACCCGTTCTTTTTTAAGCCAATACAAGACGGTATGGATAGACCAAAAACAGAACTTGCTTATAGAATTCCCGCGTCAAGATTAACTAGAAAATCTATACAAAATAATCAAGGTCAAGAATTATTAGAAGGGCTTGATACAACTATTGACTGGAAAAATACAGGGGACAACTCTTATGATGGTGAAAAACTAAAACTGCTGGTGCATGATGAAAGTGGAAAGTGGGAAAGGCCAGATAATATTTTAAACAACTGGAGAGTTACAAAAACTACCCTAAGATTAGGTTCTAGAGTTATTGGTAAGTGTATGATGGGATCAACATCAAATGCTTTAGACAAAGGAGGAGACAATTTTAAAAAACTCTATAATAACTCTGATGTCGCCAAAAGAAATAGAAACGGACAAACGGCTTCGGGTTTATATTCTTTGTTTATACCAATGGAATGGAATTACGAAGGTTTTATTGATGAATACGGAATACCTGTGTTTGATACTCCAGAAAAAGAAACAGTAGATCCAAATGGAGACATTATAGACGTTGGAGTAATAGAGCACTGGAATAATGAAGCTGAAGGATTAAAAGGCGACCAGGATGCTTTAAATGAGTTTTATAGACAGTTTCCGCGTACAGAGGAACACGCTTTTAGAGATGAAACAAAAAACAGTATATTTAACTTAGTAAAAATATACGAACAAATAGATTACAATGAAGATCTAGGTAATACTAATGTATTAACCAAAGGTAATTTTCAGTGGGCTAACGGAGTTAAGGACTCTACGGTTATATTTACACCAAATCCTAGTGGAAGATTTAAGGTATCTTGGGTGCCTGGTGTAAATTTACAAAACCGACAAAACCTTAAAAATGGTTTGAAAAGTCCAGGTAATGAACATATGGGTGCATTTGGTTGTGATAGTTATGATATATCGGGAACAACAGATGGACAAGGTTCTAAAGGCGCATTGCATGGGTTAACTAAGTTTAGTATGGAAGACGCTCCTGCGAATACGTTTTTTTTAGAATATATAGCTAGGCCACAAACCGCAGAAATGTTTTTTGAAGATGTTTTGATGGCTTGTGTTTTTTACGGAATGCCTATATTAGCAGAAAATAATAAACCTAGATTGTTATACTATTTTAAACGCAGGGGATATAGAGGTTATTCTATGAACAGGCCAGATAAGGTTTGGAATAAACTTTCAGTTACTGAGCGTGAAATTGGTGGAATGCCTAACTCAAGTGAAGATATTAAGCAAGCTCACGCGGCAGCTATTGAGAGTTATATAGATAGTCATGTAGGTTTGCAAGAGGATGGTAGTTATGGTACTATGTATTTTAACACCACTCTAAATGAATGGTCTAGATTTGATATAAATAAAAGAACAAAATTTGATGCTGCTATTAGTTCGGGATTAGCGATAATGGCATGCAACAGACATTTGTATCATCCAAAGCCTCAAGTAGAAAAAAATAAAATAAATTTAAAAATAGCTAAATACACCAATTCCGGTGGTTTATCAAAACTAATAGAAAAATAAAAATATGGCTGAGTCAGTTGTAACAAGTTATTTTCCGAGTCAAATAGCAAGCGATGCCGAGAAAATGTCAAAAGATTATGGTAACACCATTGGTAGAGCTATAGAAAATGAATGGTTTAGTTCCGATAATGGAAATAGCCGATTTAAAAGTAATCAAGCGACTTTTCACAATCTTAGATTGTACGCTCGAGGAGAGCAAGGTATACAGAAATATAAAGATGAATTATCTATTAACGGTGATTTATCTTATTTAAATTTAGATTGGAAACCAGTTCCTATTATTCCAAAATTTGTAGATATAGTTGTTAACGGTATTTCAGATAGACAATTTGATATTAAAGCGTATTCACAAGATCCATATGGCGTTGAGAAACGAACTAAATACATGGAAGCTATTATACGTGATATGCAAACTAAAGAACTAAATGACTTTGCTAGAAAAGAATTTGGTGTAAATTTATTTGAAAGCAACGTAGATCCATTGCCTAAAAACAAAGAAGAGCTTGATTTGCATATGCAACTTAGTTATAAACAACAAGTTGAACTAGCTGAAGAGCAAGCTTTAAACACTTTATTAGAAGGCAATAATTATGATTTAATTAGACGTAGATGTAATTATGATTTAACTACTATAGGAATTGGAGCAGTTAAAAATACATTTAGCAAAGCAGAAGGAGCTACTGTAGATTATGTTGATCCAGTTAATTTAGTTTGGTCATATACTGATTCACCTTATTTTGAAGACATATATTATGTAGGTGAAGTAAAAGCTGTTCATTTGAACGAACTTAAAAAAGAATTTCCTTGGCTTACTAATGACGATTTGCAAAAAATTGCAGGACAAAACACAAGCAACAATGGATTCTACGATAGAACGCTCAGTAACTCTGATTATGATGATTCAAATACTGTACAGGTTCTTTACTTTAATTATAAGACTTTTACGAACGAAGTTTACAAAGTTAAAGAAACAGCAACGGGAGCAGCAAAAATAATACCTAAGACTGATGAGTTTAATCCTCCGGAAGAAATGTATGAAGAGTATGGCATATCTAAATTGTCAAAATCTTTAGAAGTTGTTTATGAAGGCGTGAAAATACTAGGTGGAGAGTTGCTTAAATGGGAGTTAGCTAAGAATATGATACGACCAAAAAGCGATTATTCTAAAGTTAAAATGAATTACAGTATTGTAGCTCCAAGAATGTATAGAGGCAGGATTGAGTCTATAGTAAGCCGTATAACAGGGTTTGCAGATATGATTCAGCTTACGCATTTAAAGCTTCAACAAGTTATGTCAAGAATGGTTCCAGATGGAGTTTACCTTGACGCTGATGGTTTAGCTGAGGTTGATTTAGGTAATGGAACAAATTACAATCCGCAAGAAGCATTAAATATGTTTTTTCAAACTGGTTCTGTAATTGGTAGATCATTTACGCAAGACGGCGATATGAACCCCGGCAAAGTACCTATTCAAGAAATAACAACTGGAGCAGGTGGTCAAAAAATGCAAAGCTTAATTACTAATTACAATTACTACATGCAAATGATCCGTGATGTAACGGGTCTGAATGAAGCTAGAGATGGAAGTACACCGGATGCTAGAGCATTAGTTGGCGTTCAAAAACTTGCTGCTGCTAATTCAAATGTAGCAACACGACATATATTAGAAGGTAGTTTATTTTTAACTGCAGATTTATGTGAAGGATTATCATTAAGAATATCTGATATACTAGAATATTCGCCAACAAAAGAAGCGTTTATACATAAGATAGGTAATCAGAATGTAGCAGTACTAGAGGAAATGAGTGATTTATACTTATATGACTTTGGTATATTTATTGAATTGCAACCAGATGATGAACAAAGAGCTGTATTAGAAAACAATATACAAGCAGCTGTTCAAAGTGGTCTTATTGATTTATCAGACGCTATTGATTTAAGAGAAATTAAAAACCTTAAACTAGCTAATCAATTACTTAAGATACGAAGAAACGAAAAGCAATTGAAAGATCAGCAAATGCAACAGCAAAATATACAAGCTCAAGCTGACGCTAACGCTCAAGCACAGCAAGTAGCTGCTCAAGCGGAAGTACAAAAACAACAAGCATTAATACAACAGAAGATTGCATTAGAGCAAGCTAAGGCCCAGATTGATTCTCAAAAGCTACTTCAAGAAGCTTCTCTTAAAAAGGAGCTTATGCAACTAGAGTTTGAAATGAATATGCGTTTAAAAGGCATTGAAGTGCAAGGAAAGAAAACGGAAATAAAAGAAAAAGAAGACCGTAAAGACGAACGTACGAAATTACAAGCAACACAACAAAGTGAATTAATAAGTCAAAGACAAAACGATTTGCCTCCTAAAAACTTCGAATCTAGCGGAAACGACATACTTAGCGGCAATTTTAACTTAGGTTCCTTCGAGCCTAGGTAATAATAATAATAATTATATAATATTTTATCATGTCAGAAGAACTAGAAAAAGATGTGACTGCAGTTGAAGAAACTACGGCACAAGAAACAAAACCTATGTCGTTTGAGGACGGCATTATTAAGGTTGATTTATCAGAATTAAATAAACCAACAAAAGATGCCATTCCAGAGCAAGAAACAGATGCAAGCGATGTTCCTGTCGAGCAACCCCAAGACACGTCAAGTAGCGAAGAAGTGGTTGAAGAAGTACGGGAGCCCGTCCAAAATAACGAAGAGTCCATTCAGGTTGAAGAATCCGTTCTTCAAGAAATAACAGATGAAGAGGTTGCGGAACAAGTAGAAGATCTTCAAGAAGATATTCAAGAAGCTATTGCTGAACAGCAAGATTCAGGAATTGAATTACCAGAGAATATTCAAAAGGTAGTTGAGTTTATGAATGATACGGGTGGAAGTTTAGAAGACTATGTAAAGCTTAATACCGATTATGCTTCATTAAATGAAACACAATTATTAAGAGAGTATTACGAAACAACGCGTCCTCACTTAGACTCTGAAGAAATTTCTTTCTTAATGGAAGATAATTTTGCTTATGACGAAGAACTAGACGACGATCGTGAGGTACGTAGAAAAAAGTTAGCTCACAAGGAAGAGTTGGCTAAAGCTAAAAATCACTTAGACGGATTAAAGACTAGGTATTACGAAGAAATAAAAGCTGGATCAAAATTAAATCCAGAACAACAAAAAGCGGTTGAGTTTTTTAACCGTTATACAAAAGAAAACGAACAGGCAACTAAAGTAGTTGAACAACAAGTATCTACATTTAAAAACAAAACAGAAAAGCTTTTTTCTAATGATTTCAAAGGTTTTGATTTCAACGTTGGGGAAAAGAAGTTTAGGTTTAAAGTAAACAATGTGGATCAGGTTAAAGACACCCAAAGCGACATCAATAATTTGGTCAAGAAGTTCTTGAACGATAAAAATGAAATGAGTGACGCGGCTGGTTATCACAAGTCTTTATTTACAGCTATGAACCCAGATGCAATTGCAAACCACTTCTACGAGCAAGGCAAAGCCGACGCAATGAGAAGCAGTGTTGAAAAAGCCAAGAATATTGATATGAGCCCAAGAGGTGCTCATGAAAAAGTCAGTATGCCGGGCGGCTTTACGGTTAAGTCAATTAAATCTTCTAGTTCGCCTAAATTCGGAATTAAAAGAAGATAAAACAACAACTTAAAACTTAAAAATTATGGCCGCAGCAGGTTCATTTACAGGCAGTGCAGGTGCTTTAGCGCACTTAACACCACGCCCAACACAAACGTTATTTAACGATAACTATCTAACTCTAAATGATTTAGATTTTACACAACAGTTCTTACCAGAAGTATATGAGAAAGAAGTAGAGCGTTACGGAAACCGTACGATCTCTGGATTCTTACGTATGGTAGGAGCAGAAATGCCTATGGCTTCAGATACAGTAGTATGGTCTGAGCAGGGGAGATTACATATCGCATATGACCCAGTAGTAACAACTACAACTACAGTAACAATTCCAGCAGGAGCAGGTGGGGTTAACCAAAACGTTATTGGCCCAGGAGCTACAATCGTAGTCGCTTCAGCTGACGGGTTAACGGTAGAAAAAGCTTATGTTCAGTCAGCAGCTGCCCCAGTAGCAGGCGCTGTTACATTAACAGTAGTAGGTTATGCAGCTACAACAATCACAGCTCACGCTGATGGTAAAGTATTTGTATACGGTTCTGAATATGCAAAAGGAACTTCTAACGCAGGTACTTCTGTTGATGCGGCTTTCGAGCAGTTTAACAACAAACCAATTATCCTTAGAGATAAATACAACGTAAGCGGTTCTGATACTGCTCAAATTGGATGGGTTGAAGTTACTACTGAAGCTGGAACATCTGGTTACTTATGGTACTTAAAGTCTGAGCACGAAGCACGTATTCGTTTTGAAGACCAATTAGAAATGGCAATGATTGAAGCTGAAAAAGCAGCTACAGCAATCACACCAGCTGCTGGATTGGGCGGAGGTACTGAGCTTACAGGTTCTGACGGGCTTTTTGCTGCTCTTGAAACTAGAGGTCTTGTTTATACAGACTCTAATTTTGGAGCTGCAGGTGGATTAGAAGATTTTGATCAAATTCTACAGGAACTTGATAAGCAAGGAGCTATTGAGGAAAACATGCTTTTCTTAGACCGTGCTACTTCTTTAGGCATTGACAATATGTTAGCCGCTCAAAATTCTTACGGTGGGGGAGGTACATCTTACGGTGTATTTGACAACTCTGAAGATATGGCGTTGAACTTAGGGTTTAGCGGATTCCGTAGAGGATCTTACGATTTCTATAAGACTGACTGGAAATACTTAAACGACGCTACTACTCGTGGATTAGTTGGAGATGTTGAAGGTGTTATTGTACCTGCAGGAACTTCTACAGTTTACGATCAGCAATTAGGAAAAAATATTTCACGACCATTCTTACACATCCGTTATAGAGCTTCTGAAGCTGACGATCGTAAGATGAAGTCTTGGATTACCGGATCCGTTGGTGGAAACTATACAAGTGACGAAGATGCAATGAACGTTCATTTCTTATCAGAAAGATGTTTATGTGTTCAAGGAGCTAACAACTTTGTATTGTTGAAAAAAGCAACAGCATAGTAAATTAATGTAATTGTTACCCTCGTTGTACTGACGGGGGTAATTATTACTTTTTATCAATTATTTAATTATATTATATCATGGCTAAAAAAGCTACAGCAGAAACAACTGAGGTTGCACCTCAACCAACTGTCGCAAAAAACGCACCAGTTCAAAAAGCACCAGCTACACCGGTGTTTGAATTTAAAGATAGAACTTATTACCTTGCTACAGGTAAATCTCCTTTATTATTTACTATCCCATCAAGGCACAGCCAGCGTAAGCCTTTATTGTATTTTGACAAAGACTTAGGTTATGCACGTGAGCTTCGTTATGCCACTAATCAACCAACACCACTTGTTGATGAGCAGAAGGGAGAAGTAACACTAGGTAGAATTGCTTTTAGAAATGGTACATTAACTGTAAAGAAAGAAGACGTTGCTTTACAAAAGTTACTATCTATATACCATCCTTTTAAAGATCGTATATATAAAGAACTAGATCCAGTTCAAGATTCAGTTAATGAATTAGATTGGATTGAATATGAATTAGAAGCTTTAACAGCTGCTAAAAGTATGGATATTAATTATGCGGAAGCAATATTAAGATCTGAGTTTGGGGAAAAAGTTACGACATTATCTTCAAGCGAATTAAAAAGAGATTTGATGATCTTTGCAAAAAGAAATCCTATCTTATTTATGGAATTAGCTAATGACGATGCCATTGAGCTAAGGAATGTAGGAGCTAAAGCCGTTGAAGCCGGTATATTAAAACTTTCTGGAGACCAACGTACATTTACATATGGCGATGGGAACAGAAAATTAATGACAGTTCCTTTTGATGAACACCCATATTCTGCATTAGCATCTTTCTTTAAGACTGATGATGGAATGGAAGTTTACAAAACAATTTTAAAAAGACTTAAATAAGTCACTAATTATAGTAGCTAGGCCGCTGTAATGGTGGCCTAATTACTATAAATAATAAAAAAATATACAAATGGCAATAAGCGTGGATAGTGTTTACCAGCGAGTGCTTGGCATACTTAACAAAGAACAAAGAGGCTATGTAACAGCTCAAGAATTTAACTTATTTGCTAATCAAGCGCAACAAGATTTATTCGAACAATACTTTTACGATATAAACCAATTTGGTAGAATACCAGGTAATAGCACAGAGTATTCGGACATGTTAAATCTCCTTAACGAAAAGATTAACATATTTGAAACTGTAGCTCAACCAACTCGTACAGGAAACTTTTTTGACGAGCCAACCGACCTATACAGATTGGGTACGGTAATATATAAAAATACAACAACAAACCCCTTTGGTGTATCATCTACAGAAAGCATTGAAGCAGAGCGTATTAACGCTAACGAGTTTTTATACATAAACTCATCCCCATTAACAAAACCTAAAAACGTTAGACCTGTATTTGTGGCAAACACAAATGGAATCAGAGTTTATGGAAACAGCGAAATAATAAATGTTGCTGAAGTAGAGTTTCAATATATAAAGAAACCAGCTAAGGTTCAATGGGCTTACCAAATAGTATTTGATGAACCATTATATAACGCTGCTAATTCAGTTAATTTCGAATTGCACCCATCAGATGAAACAGAGCTTGTAATTAAAATATTAGAATTATCAGGCATATTAATAAAAGATCTTAACTTATATCAAGTTATGAATCAAGAAGAGCAAGAAACTATCCAACAAGAAAAATCATAACATATGGGTTTAATAAATCAAACAGACGAACAATACTACTTAGGCCCAGATAGCGTTTGGAATAGCTGGGATGAAGATTATGGCAATTATCAATTTACTAGCATTAAAGATATTATAAATAATTTTATTATATCTTATGTAGGTGAAGAAAAAATTATACCTAAAGTTAAAAGAACGGATGTGGCTTTTCATGCTCAGCGTGGAATACAAGAATTTAGCTTTGATATATTACCATCTGTTAAATCAGCTGAAATTGAGATAGGGCCTAATTTAAACTTCGTATTGCCGAAAGACTACGTAAACTATGTAAAACTAGTTTGGGTTGATTCTAACGGTATAGAACGCGTTATATATCCAGCTCAGCACACTAGTAATCCGTTCCCAATTCTGCAAGATAATAACTACGAATATCTTTTTGACGAACAAGATCAAGAGGTCATATCAGCTCAATCTTCAGAAACAAAAAAAAGATTTGAATCTACAAACCGCAATGAGGTGAATAATAATTTAAATAGTCTAGACAATAAATTAGACGGAGGTTATTATTTTAATCATTTTGGTAGACGTTATGGTATTTCACCGCAACAAGCTCAGACAAACGGAGTTTTTTATATAGATCAACTTCAAGGCATTATATTCTTTGACTCTTCATTTGTAGGAAAAATAGTTACATTAAAATATATCTCAGATGGCCTAGGCACTGATGAAGAAATGGTTGTACATAAATTTGCAGAAGAAGCTTTATATAAATACATAGCTTATGCTATTTTATCTACAAGAGCAAATACACCTGAATATTTGGTAGCTCGTTTCAAAAGAGAAACATCAGCTGCTAAAAGAAATGCAAAAATTAGATTATCAAATATTAAAATTGAGGAGATTACACAGGTTATGCGTAATAAATCCAAAATCATAAAACACTAATATATGGCAGAGTTTGTGCATGTTTTCCAAGCGGGGAGAATGAACAAAGACCTTGACGAACGTTTAGTTCCGAATGGAGAATATAGAGACGCTTTAAACTTAGATTTAGCAAACTCCGACGCAAGTGATGTTGGAGCTATGCAGAATATTGCCGGCACAATTCAACTACGTTCAAAGGTTGGAACAGGTGCTACTTGGACAGGTGGCTATATAGACGCTATGACAAACCCTGTTTGTATTGGATCTTATAGAGATGATATAAACGAAAGAATATATTGGTTCATAGCAAGTGATGGCATTAGCGCGATTGCGGAATATGACCAAACAAAAAATGAGGTTAGCCCAGTATTAGTGGACAACGCGGGTATCTTAAATTTTTCAACTGATTATTTAATTACAGGTATAAATATACTTGACAAGTTTTTATTTTGGACAGACGACCAAACAGAGCCAAAGAAAATTAACATTGAAAAGTTTAAAACAGGTTCTACTGATTTTGTTACTCAAACTAAAATTCCTAAGTGGGATGCCAATCAAAATAATTACAATACAAACTTATCAGGCCAACCCGATTTTGTTGAAACAGATATTACTGTTATTAAATTATCTCCATTAAACGCACCTACTTTTACCGCGGCAGATTCTAAATTTGGCAATGATATTATTGGAACTGGTAATACTCCAGCAACAACTACATTTAATTATATTGATTTACATAATTTCACTTACACTCCAAATTTAACATCTTTCCCAGAACGATTTGCTTCTTATCCTACATATGGTGAATATTTAGAACAAATAGAATCTGGAGGCGATTATTTAGATAGCTCTTTTAATGACCCCGTTAATAACCCAAATTATGACTCTACGTATGGTTGGAATGGTTTGGTTACTTTTATTACAGATCAACTAGTCACTGTTTGGAACACTGAAGATAATGATATAATAACACTTAAAGCAGAATTTAATAATCAATTTGGTCAAATTGAAAATTATGCGTTGCAAATAAAAATAACGCAAATAAACAACACAGAAATAACAGGCCAAATACAAGCTATATCTACGGATATAATTAGAAACATAGATGCTGAAGGAGTTAGCACTCCTTTACAATGGGAGGCTACCTTGCAAGAGAAAGACCCTATGTTTGAGTACGTGTTCCCCCGTTTTGCATACCGATGGAAATATATTGACGGCGAATATTCTTGCTTTTCTCCATTCTCAGAAGTTGCTTTTATTGGAAATGAATTTGAATACGTTTCTTCTAATGGATATAATGTAGGCATGACTAATAATATTAGAAAACTTGCGATAGAGTCTTTGCAATGGGGTTCAAAAGAAGTCGACGAGCTGGATATATTGTATAAAGAATCAAATAGTACAGCTGTATATGTTGTAGATACTTTAAAACTGCGAGATTATACACCATATACGTTAACATCATTACCTACTTATTATGATGTTAAAACTGAACTAATTACAAAATTAGTTGAATCAAACCAAATATTAAGGCCGTGGGATAACGTTCCACGTAAAGCTAAAGCTCAAGAAATAATTGGCAACAGAATAGTTTATGGAAACTATTTACAAAACTATACTTTAAATAATACAGTTAAGCTTGGCTTAACATTATTTTCTAATGTTCACCCAGGAACGCTGCCTTCTGAAATTGATCCCGCTACTGAGGTTGGGACTCCAAACCCAAATATAAGAATGCCTTACAAGTCTTTAAAATCTATACGAACCTACCAGCTAGGGGTGTTATTTAAAGATCAATACGGAAGAGAAACGCCTATATTTACAAGTGAAGAAGCTGGATTGCAGATAGATGCAAATGAAGCCTCTTCTGTAACTCAGCTACAAGCAACACCTATATCACAACCGCCTTTCCCTGAAGCAACCCATTACAAGTTTTTTATAAAGGAAACAGCAAATGAATATTATAACTTAGCTTTAGACAGATTTTATTTAGCGGAAGATGGTAATGTTTGGCTATCTTTTCCTTCTTCTGAAAGAAATAAAGTTGACGAAGAAACGTATTTAATATTAAAGAAACAGCACGATAATGACGTTGCTGTAACATCTGAAAATAGATACAAAATATTATCTATAGCAAATGAGGCTCCAGAGTTTATATCAAGATTTGATGCTTTTGTAGCATCCTCTTCTGTTACACTACTTAATGAAATAGAACCCGGTTTTTTACAAATTAAATTTACAGGCCCTGACAATAATACAAATTCTAGTTTTAGAGAAAAATTAAACTCCTCTGCTAAAATAGCAATAAATTACTTAGGGCAGAGCACTCAAAAATATGAGGTGCAATCTGCTGAAATTAGCGGCACAAACGGTACAACTTATACTATAAGACTTGAGCGAGCCTTAGGAGCTGATACACCAGTAATACCAGACGGCACAACTGATGTGGTTATAGAGATTTACGAAGAAGAAACTAAAAATTTACCAGAATTTGAAGGAAGATTCTTTGCAAAAATAAATAGAAACTTTGGTTTTGATACAAATATTATATCTTCTTTTAAAGCTTTAAAAACGCAATATGCTGTTAAAGACGAAATAGATTTTACAAGAGCTTTGCATCCAAGAAATGATGAAATTGGCGGTGTAAACGGCTATTACTATGGTGACGGCGGAAGCAATCACGTAAAAGAAGATGCTCTTCAGATATTTTGTAATGGAAATGCCGGCGGAAGATACTTACAAGGTGTTGGCGGATGGGGAGGCGCTGGTTCTGGCGTGCAGTCGTATATTGATGACGGCTATCAGCCTCCTACTAATGGCTCTAATGTTTTTGGCTTTCAATATTTAAACGCTCCACTAAATACCATTATAGACGGTATGGTGGGATCGTCGACTGATATGTGGGGAAGTCGCACACCTCTTAATGGCTATATAGCTCCAGGGGCTAAAATTAGGTTTAAATTTAAAGACGGGTCTTATTCTAATATATACACGGTAGACCAATCTATAGGTAGAGCTACGTTTAGAGGAGCGGAATTTGGAAAAGAAATATTTAAGCTTTTTCAGCTCCCGTATTTTGTATGTAGGGACCGAAACGCTCAGTGGAACTATAGGTATGGCTGCACGGTTACCCTTAAGGAACAATTAAACGAGCCTTTAATGCCAAATGTAGGAGACTGGGCTCATCTTCAAGATGTTTTACCTAGTATACAGGTAGTTGAGCCAATAACCAGCGATAACAACAAGCTTTTATCTTCTTCAAACCCAGCTATATTTGAAACAGAACCTAAAGAATCTGTTGATTTAAACTTGTTTTACGAAGCAAGTAACGCAATCCCGATTGCAAATTATAATACTCCAAACCAACTAATAAATTGGTTTAATTGTTATTCTTATGGTAATGGAGTTGAGTCAAATAGAATTAGAGACGACTACAACGCTGTTACTATAGACAAGGGACCTAAGGTGTCTACTGTATTAGATGAGCCATATGCGGCTGAACGAAGAGGCAGCGGGTTTATATTTTCACAAATATATAACTCTACATCGGGTATAAATAGATTAAATCAGTTTATACAAGCAGAGCCAATTACAAAAGACCTTAACCCTATATACGGAACAATACAAAAGCTACACGCTAGAGACACTGATTTAATATCTTTATGTGAAGACAAATGTTTACGTGTACTAGCTAATAAAGATGCTTTATATAATGCTGATGGCAATGTTAATTTAACCGGTAATAATGCTGTTTTAGGCCAAGCTATACCCTATGCTGGTGAATTTGGCATATCTAAAAATCCCGAGTCTTTTGCATCTTATGGATTTAGAGTTTACTTTACAGACAAAAACAGAGGAGCGGTAATAAGATTGTCCAGAGATGGGATTACTAATATTGCTGAAAAAGGTATGTCAAGCTTTTTTGCTGACAACTTAAGAACGTCAACTACAGCTATAGGTAGTTATGATGATGACAAGGATATATACAACCTTACATTAAACAACTTGTCTAACTATTGGCAAAAAAGATTAAGCCTTGATGCTAACTACCAATTAGATCCAGATTGCGAAGACGCTCCTGATAGTTTAGTACCTAGT